CAATACGCAGACCGCGAACACAGTATTTGCCGGGCCAACGACGGGATCAGCGGCATCGCCAACTTTCCGCGGACTTGTTGCCGCGGACATCCCGGCCACGTCGATTATAACAGCCTATTCAACGTCTTGCACTACGGCTTCCCCCTGCACTTGGACGATGGGGACTAATACGACCAAAATACAAGTCTGGGTTTGTGGAGGCGGCGGCGGCGGTGGATATGGCGGAACCACGCGGGGTGGCTCTGGTGGTGCTGCCGGTTGGTGCCCCAATATGCCGTCTGGCACCTTTACCGCTTCCCAACTTACTCCTAGCCAAACTCTTTCCGTGGGTGCCGGAGGGACTGGCGGGATACCTCCTAGTACCGCCGCGACCATTGGAGGGTCAACTTGTTTTGGAAACGGCTCGACATGCGGATCGACAAAAGTGTCGGGCAACATTCTGTACGCGGGGGGTGGTTATTTTGGGCCAGGCAATGCAGTTGGGACCGGCCTTCCAGGCACACCATTTGATGTTGGTCAAACTGGCGGTAACACTACCAGCACCAACAGTTCAAGTTATCTTGGAGCAACGGCCGGCGGGAACGGCGCCACGGCGGCCGGCACCTTCTCATTGGCCGTTGGTTCGCTAAATAACGCCGCCGGGGGATCGGGCGGTGCGGGTCCTTTAGCTGATCCTGGGGCCGTCGGAACCTTCACTATGGGGTGTTCTGTTCAAGGAGCCGCGGGAGCAGCTGGGGCGAATGGGGGCTCACCTACCGCTATTGTCTCTGGTTATTATGGCCCTGGCTGCCCCGGCGGATCAGGGGGTGGAGGCACCACTGGTAATGGTGGCAATGGTGGTGCTGGGGTAGGTTATGGTTCCGGCGGTTCGGGCGGCGCCGGTTCTGCTTCGGGGACTCCGGGGTCGGGCGCCGCTGGTCTTCCTGGCTTTATCCTGGTCGTGGAAAGCCAGTGATCTATCGTCGCACCTTCCTTTCCATACCGCCCATCGTTGCCGCCAGTGTATTGATGCTACCTTGGCGATCCGCGGAATGTATGTCTCGGCATGCCGCCTGGACTGGCAAGCGAGTTCCTGAAGATGTTGTCGTCGAGTTCATGGATGGACGTGATCTCACTGATCCAGTCGTATCTTCTGTTCTGACGCGGCACCGCGCAAAACTCATTCAGGTTTTTAACAGGAAAGTTTTTCATTTTACCATTGCGGGATCGGATGCGGAACCGTTGGCGAGGGAACTTGTAGAAAATAATCTGGTAAAATATGCTGAACCAAACGGGCTATCTGAAACAAACGGTACACCGAACGACACGAACTATGGAAGCCAGGGACACTTGCCTGTTCTGAACTGCCCGGCCGCGTGGAACACGCTTCAACTTAACAATCTGCCCTTGGCGACGATGCCTGTGTGCATTGATATTAACAATGGTTGTCAGACCTCACAGGCCGATCTATCCGCGAATATAATAAGTCAATGGAATATCGTAAATAGCAGTAGCACCTTAACCGATACTATCGGACATGGGACTGCTTGTATCGGATATCAGGGTGCGGCCACGAATAACGCGGCTGGCGTCGCGAGCGTCGGCTGGGGCGGCTCCATTATTCCTATACAGGTTAGTACTACTGGCTCTATATCATCAACAAACGTAGAAGCAGCTTTTCAGTGGATTATTAGTAATGTTCCTCCTCCAGGAACTATCAACATGCCATTCAGCGGGTCCTCACTTTTAACGATTTCACTTACAACTACAATTCCGACACTTTATAAAATGGGATTTTTCCTTTGTTGCGGGTCACAGGATATAAGTTCAATCGAGGCACCTAATGGTGCATCGGTTAGTGATTTTACGCTTTGCACAACTGGCACGCAGGGTCAAGGAGGCAGTCCATTCGCGATTCCCACGGATTGGACACCAGGATATGGGCCACCGTTTCTGGTCGGTCCTCCGCAGACAGGACGAGGTTGCGTGGTCGCTACCTGTGCTGGAACAGCCGCGACAGGTTTACTAACCACTGGTTTAAGCAACACTTATACCTCCTGGTACGGATGTTCCATGGCCACTTCAATTATGTCTGGAATCGTTAGATATCTCATGTGCGCTTATTATGCCGGTCTCGGACCTAAATTGTCTAACGCCGATATTTGGTATATTATAACAAATCCCGCCAATGGTACGGCCACGACGGGCTTTACGGGCGTCCCGGCACCATGGTCCAATCCACCGTTTCCATTATTGGATGCTTGTCTCGCGGCGGCTATAAGTGGCCAACGCTCTCCATTCTCTGGAAAGAGAGGAAGAAGATGACGCTGCTAATTTACCGAGATACGCCGGACATGATCGGCACGGCACGGCCGCAAGGCGGCCAATATGACGCGGGAGCATTGGAACATTGATCCTCACCCACATCCGCATCCACTGCGTCTGGCTCTGGCGCTGGCTCACGTTCCGCCAATGGTCCGCCCTGCCACACATCATGCTCGGCAAGACGCCGCACATCGTCGCCGGAGCCGCCGCATTGGTCTGTGCCGGGGGTGCCGCGCTCGTCCCGCGTCTGATCGCCGTGCCACCGGTCCTGACGTATTCTCCGGCTGTCCAGGACGTGCCGGAGCCGTCTTCCCTGGCGGTGTTCATGGTGGGCGTGGTAGGGGTTGCCGTGCTGCGAAAGGGTCGAAAACTGTGATCTGCGTCACACCAAAGTCAGGAAGAAGTGTCGGAGAATGATCCCTTCAGCGACATTCCCGGTGGCGCCCATGGCTCGGACAAGTCGTTGCATCATCAAATCGACGAAAATTCTCATGATTTGGACGTTAACCGGGCGTCAAAAGATGGCGACACAACGGATGCGAGGACCCGATGGTATGCCGAAAGCCAGGAACATCGTCAGTCCCGGCTGTTCCGTCAGACGATTCTCATCGCGATTGGCTGCTCGATCGCGTCCGCGTTCGCGACGGCCGTGGCGCAGGCCATCATAGAATGGATGCGATCCATTACGGAAACGGCGGCTATCTGGATATGGTGGATGCCATGGTGACCCGGGCGCGCCGGGCATTTCCTTGGTTCAACACGTATGTCATTTGGCACTGCGGTCATCCCCGGATATGCCGGGTACTGTGGTGGGGCGGCGGGACACTCCTGAGTTCGTTTATCATGCTGATGGTCATGGAGCGGCTGTAACGCTCGACGCCGATCCGCCGTGGCCTCAGGATGCGAATGCGGCGCCTTACTCTTTTTGAGGCGCTGGAGTTCTGTTTCCTCCCTAAACTTTCCCGGCGCCGGAAACGGTGACCAGGATTTTTCGTTTGGCGGTCTTGCGCTGGCGCGGCGGGGCGGCTATGGTGCGGGGGCGTCGTTATGGCGCGAACCGCAAACCAGGAGGCCGTTATGGCAACCAGTGACGAACTATACGGTTGGATCAATCGCGATTTTTGCCGCGCTGGCGGTTCGGACAAGAGCGTTTTGTTTGAGATGCCCTTGGGCGGCCAAGCGATGCGGTTCACGATCTTTACCGATACAAACGCCTATCATATTAACGCACGGGATGCAGATGGATCAACGCGCGCCGATGGCTCCCCCGATCATGGCTATCTCGGCTGCATCGCGTCGTGCCGCAAACCACGCGCCGGAGAAGACTGGACGCGGGGGAACGATCTCGCTGACGGGGCTTTGACCGAGGAGACATGGCGCTGCATCCTGGCCGATATCGTGGCCTATGAACTGGTCAAGGTGCATCGGCCACAAACGCCAGTCGCCACCCCCGATCCGAACGGAATCGCGGAAACAGGATCGGATTTGCCGGGCTCGCCGGTTTTTGGCACGGTCGGCCCCTCCATCGCCTGACCACGCCATAGCGCACAGAACCACCTGAGGGGTGCGCCACAGAACGGGTGTGGGAGATCAAGCGCCTCGGGCTTCGGCTCGGGGCGCTTTTGCGTTTGGCGGCGATAGCGGGGATCGAACCCGCTGCCTCTCCGTTATATGCCGCTCACTGCATGCCCGCGCCGTCCGGTGGCGATAGGATAGCACGATTGGGGTTGACACACAACCACAAATCCGCGAATATGTAATCATGACGCTCGAACAGGTTCTCGAAAAACTACGCTTAGAGGTCAAACAGGCCGGGTCTCAGGCCAAATGGGCGCAGGGGAAGCGTGTCAGCCGAAGTGCCGTGAGCTTCGCGCTCACAAGTAAGCGTGATCCTGACCCGGCCGTGATTTCTGCCCTGGGACTGCGCCGGGTCATCAGTTACGAACCGATCTCGCCAGGAGCCTGGCCATGAGTGACCTGACCGGCGCAATCTTCGGGGCATCCGTCCTTCTCGGCGCTCCGGGTTCTCGATATCACATGGTCAATGCGAATGCTCAAGTCGAACAAAATAGTTTCTGGGCGTCCTGGATGGCCAACACGCTCGCTACCCCACCGAAGCCGCCCGGCATTCACTGGACCAAGACCGGCGGGAAGACGTGGCGCGTTGAGATCGTGAGAGCGGCATGATCAGCATTCAAGAGTTTCTCCGGGAAAGCCTTATGATCGAAGGCATTCGCCGCGAGCCAACGGATGCGGAGATCGAGGCGACATGCGCGTTTCTCGGCTCCGATTCATCTGCGGAAGATGTGATCGCACTTCAGAAAGTTTATGCGCCCGGCAAGCCATTGCGGGATAAAATCGGAATGAACGTCCAGGTCGGCGGCTATGTCGCGCCGCCGGGGAATCCGAATATGCGAGAGGAACTTGAGCACGTTCTGAATAACGCTGACCCTTGGAGTCTGCATGTTGCCTTTGAAATGTTACATCCATTCATGGACGGTAATGGCCGCACAGGACGTGCGGTCTGGCTTTGGGTAATGTTCCAAAAACCCTTCCCCGCGAGCCCTTTGGCTATCGGGTTCTTGCACCGCTTTTACTATCAGACGTTAGCGGCCCAGTCTGATATAGAGGTCAGAAAAACGCGGCGGGTCGAGCCTGATTCGCCCCCGGCCGAAGAAGACGGGCACCGGGCGTTGTGGGAACGGTCTGATCCACCCGAACCGAAGGAGGCGGCATGATCCCCCTCCTCGCCGGTCTCTACCTGCTAATCTCCTGGCCCTGGCGGCACCGGCATGAGACGCCGTGGTTCGCACCGGAAGCGCGAGTGTGGCAGAACATTCACGGATTTATATCGAAGGACACACTATGAGCGCGACCGTCCCAGGTTGGGGTCTTCCCGAGGTGCCTAAGATGATGTGGAGCACAAATACAAATGGTGCGATGTGTATATTGCGGGATGGTAAATGGGAGACGCCGGAAACACCAGATGTAGCTTCGGTGTCATTACCTTTAGATGAAACCGGGCTGGTGTTCTGTGCTATCGCGATGACCTTGAAAGCCGCATTCGAGGGCCGTCCATTGGCGGGTCGGAATCGTCCGAGACTGGATGTGGACAAGCTGGCTCTTGATCTGACCAGGAAGATTCGCGAAGCAATCCAGGCGGAAAACGGAATCCGAGAAATCTGCACAAGGAAAATCTCATGAGCGCGACCACCACCCCAACCACCAACACCCTGATCCGTGACGCCCAGGACGGCGTCGATCTCGCCAGTAAGGCCGCCAACAGTCCGGCGCTGATGGCGTTCCTCCAGCAGATCGCGGGGACGCAGATCGCCGCCGCGCAGAAGAACCCGCTCGTGAGCCTCGGTGCCGGCGCGCTGGTGTCGGTCGCGGCTTATTGGGGCGTCCACATCGACGGGCAGACCTCGACGCTTCTGGCAATCGGCACGGCCATCCTGGCGGGGGACATCTCGCAATGGTTCGCGGCGCGGGCGGCGGCTCCGGTGGCGGGGGCGAAGTGATGGCAAACTGCCGGCGCGCCGACACCGGCCGATGCGAGACATGCGGGGCGGCGCCGGATGAGGCGTGTCTAAGTTCAACACCGTTGCTTATGCAAAGCCAGGGGAATCCCCGAGCATTGGGCGCTTTTGGTTTCGCGGCGATGTTCCGAAGCGGCGCTTACGATCCCGTCGATTCTGAAATGGTCGCGGCGAAATTCGAGGCGCTTGGAATGGAAATTGAGCGGCTGACACCATCGCACAAAGGACCCTGACATGGCCGCCGACATCACTGCCCAGGTAACCGTCCCGATGGTCGCCAGACTGTTTCCCTCCACGCCGCAAGCCAACATCGCCGCGAACCTGCCGCACGTCCTGGCCGCGCTGTCGGCGCGGCAGATCGGGGATCACGACATGGTGTGCGTGGCGCTGGCGAACATCGCGGCCGAGACGGCATCATGGGAGCCGGTCAAGGAAGGTGCGCCGAGCGAATGGAACACATCGCCGGGCGGTCAGCACTTCGATCTCTATGACAACCGGCAGGACCTCGGAAATGGCCCCCACGACGGCCCGTTGTTTCCAGGCCGGGGCTTCATCCAATTAACCGGGAGGTCGAACTACGCCAAATACGGTCCCGAGGTCGGCGCCGATCTGATCGCTGATCCCGATCTGGCCTGTGATCCGGTCATCGCGGCAAAATTGCTGGCGGCGTTCCTGGCGGACAAGGAGCCGCGGTTCCGTGTCCTGCTCGCGGCGGACAATCTGGATTATGTGGCGCTCCGGCGGCTCGTGAACGGCGGGATCAATGGAATGACCGCGTTTCAGGCGACGTTCGACGCGGCGGATGATGCGGTGCCGATGGCAATGACTGGAGGAGATGCGTCATGACCGATACCCTCGAATCCCTTCACGAAAAACTTCGCCTGATGGCCAAGGCCTATGGAGAGCAAGAGGCGGCTTTCCTGGAGACGATCCGAGGGTTGCGCGCCGAACTGGCCGATTATCAGCTTGCGGCAGGATGGTTTCTATCCGAAGTCACACGCCTTGAGAATGAACTCGCCGCGTTCAAGGTGAGCAACGTTGCGCCGCTTGAACCGAAGGACGAGAAATCGCATGCGGTATTTGGTGCGATAAGACGCGCTGACGGATTGAGGCTTCGACCGTGACCATGCGCCTCGCCATGTTCCTCGCCGCGCTCGCCCTCGCGGGGTGTGCGCCGCCGGTATGCGACTACGCCTGGCCGACTGTGCCGTGTTTGGAAGAGGGGACGAGGTGAGCAAAACACCCTCCATATTTTCAAAGGAGGCCGATCTCTGTGCCGCGTTTATCGCTGCTATACCGAAGGAATGGACCGCATACCCGGAAACCGATGGCTGGGATATTTTGCTGGTTCGTCACGGGGATGGCTGTCAGATCGGGATCGAGGCGAAACTGAAACTCAATGTCAAGGTCCTGTTACAGGCCATCGAAGACTCCTGGGATCGCCCCGGCCCGGATTATCGGGCCTGCCTGGTGCCGTATGGGCAGGCCGGAGAATTGGCGTCTATCGCGGAACATTGTTGTCTCACCGTGATTACGATGCGGAAGCCCCCGGAGACAAAATACATCGTTTATCCATTATTCAGTCCTGGTCTGCCGGACTCGTATCCCCAGGACGACAATCGGCACTGGTTTGATCGTTTGCCAACAAAACGCTGCCGGGTGCCGGAGTACGTCCCAGATGTCCAGGCCGGTGTTTCGGCTCCGGTGCAGTTGACGCGCTGGAAAATTGCCGCGATCCGGGTCTCGATTCTGTTGGAAGAAACCGGGTTCCTGACCCGCGCGGATTTTAAGGAACAAGCCCTCGATATCCGGCGCTGGACCGAATCCCGATGGCTGCTCCCACAGGATGGTGTCTGGGTTCGTGGAGAACGCTACCCCGATTTCCGTGCCAGTCATCCCCGGAACTGGGAAGAAATCAAGGCTGATGTCACGAAGTGGTCGCGGAAAGCCGTGGCCATGAAACAACAGCCCTTGATGGAGTTTGTGACGCCATGACCTCAACCCCCTACCTTGGCATCCCTCTGGCCATATCCACCCCATCAACCGGCCTGACACCACGACCGGCACCGTTCGCCATGACGCTCGCTCAGGCGGAGGCGATCCGGCTGGCCCGGGTGGCCCGGGTGGCGCTTGGACGATAACCTGAAAGGACACACCATGAACCGCCGATCAATGCTTTCGAACGTCGCGCCGAAGGATGACCGGCTGGCACACGATCCGTTCCGGGACTTTGGCAGCGATCAGGCAAGGATGATGGGGCGATGACCCGCCCCGGTCACTTCGCTGCGTTCGCGGTCGCGATGCTCCTGCTTGCCGCAGCGGCGATTGTGTCGATGTTGATTGGTGGTGCGATATGAGCGGCAACTTCTTTGAGCGCGTCGGCACAGATGTCGAGCCCGCACCTCCTCTGCATCTTAACCCGTCTGAGGGACAATCGCTCTCCGCTGGTTCTACTCAAATAACTCCGGGTGCCATAACGGCACGCCGATGGGCGCGAGCCGATGATGTATTTTGGCCCGCGTCTGAAACCTGCGAAGTTCTGCAACCAGGATTTTATCGCTTCGACAATATGCCAAACATCGGCCCATGTCTACGGCGTGCCGCGATCACGACAGATGGCTTAATTCATCTGCCTGATACTGTTGGCGAGAAGGTGATAAGCGAGTTCAAAACATTCTGGGAATTACGGCACCGATTCGCCGAGCGGGGCTTCCTCCATAAACGCGGTATTCTACTATGGGGGCCTCCGGGATCGGGGAAAACCACGTCCCTGATGTTGATGGCGCAGGAAATCATCGAGCGACAGCGCGGCATTGTCGTTCAAATTGACGGGCCGGAACTAGCCGCGACCTGTCTGGCTTTCATTCGCAAGATCGAGCCGGAACGTCCGATCATCGCGATAATGGAAGACCTCGACGCTCTGGTGCAGCGGCATGGAGAAAACAATTTCTTGGCGCTTCTGGACGGGGAAACGCAGATCGACCGCATCGTTTATATCGCGACCTGCAATTACCCGGAGCGATTGGACAGACGTTTCGTGGACAGGCCGTCGCGGTTCGATACCGTCGAATATATTGGGATGCCCAGCGCGGCAGCCCGTCGTGTATATTTGCAAGCGAAAGAACCTGCGCTCACTGGTACGGAACTTGAGACATGGGTTGCCCGGACAGACGGCTTCTCGGTTGCACATCTTCGGGAACTGGTGATCCTGGTCAGGTGCTTTGAACGTCCGTTGGATGCCGCGATCACGAGACTGGAAGCCATGCGAGTGAGAAAGCCTTCAAGCGAGGATACGCCGGATCGCGGTCCATTCGGGTTTGGAGGGAAGCCATGACCCGCTTCACCCTGATCCTCTGCGGCGTTGTCATCGCGCAGGCGGCGTGGGGAGCGGACCTGACGGGTTTGAACCAAGAACAACTGTATCAGGTATGCCATTTTAAGAATGACGGATCGATCACATGCGATGGGTCTTCTCAACCAACAGGAAGTATGCCGCCCGAAGACCGATCCTGGAATCTCCTCCAACGGCAGTATGACGGTCTCATCCGCTCAGTGCAGCATGGCCTGACGCGGCATGAGTGCGAGTTCGTGATGCACCGGGTCATGGGGCAACCAGCGACGGATGAGGAAATCGCGGCCGAGAAAGCGCGGCAGGAGAGACTCGCGAAAGAGACAGAAGAGGCGCACAGAAAAACAATCGAACAGCATCCAGAGTGCGCTGACGAGAAAAACGAATATAATGTTCAGTACTTTGGACTGTTGTATAGCACCGGCATTACGCGCTCAATCAACATGACCGACATCGCTTCCGCGGAGTGTTTCCAGTGACCCGCCTCGTCCCCATCGCGCTTCTGCTCGCCATCGCCCTCTCGGCCTGCTCAACCGACGTGATGAACTGCGTCAATCGCCATCCGTTTGGCCCACGCGCGGTGTGTGCGCCGGAGGTAATGCCATGAAAAAAAGACATGCCATGAAAACAACCATTGACATCCTACGCGGCCACGTCATCAAAAACTGGGGCGTCGATATCGTCGCGCGGGATCGCGTGCCGTCGCCCGAGGGCGGCTATGGCGCCACGGTCACCGAAACCGTTCTGGATGTCAATATCCCATTCGGTGGAGTAAAATACGATCTTACTGACACGCGCGAGCTTGTCATCCGTCTGGTAAGACGGCAACCGGCTACATGAAAAGGACAACACGTCAGGCCCCGTTTTCCCGCGCATCGACAGCCGCCGAACGGGTCGTGATAAAACGCTCCTATGCTGAAATCGCGGCGAGCATGGAAAGTTTCACTCAGTCATGCGAACGCATCAATTCACCGGCCGTCCAGCGCGAATACGATCAGAAATGGGTCGCCGCGTGGGAGGGTGTGATCGTTGGTTGCCGCGATGATCTGAACGAACTGGCCGCCGATCTGGAAGTCTTGTCTATTCCGCTGTCGAACACGCAAATCCAGTTCGTGCCGCGCCCCGCATGGCACTGAAAAGGAACCAACACCATGAACGAACCGACAACCGGGCTGGCGCGCTTCCAGTCGATCAAGCAGGTAAGCGCAGGCGAAATTACCGAAGTGGTCGAGTATGGCTGCTACGTCAAAGAAGCTGACGGGACCGCCGTTCTTCGTGAATATGCGCCGAACATGACGGCTCGATACACGCCTGTCGTTGGCGATTTCTGGGTTGTTTATGACGGCGATGGCTATCAATCAATCAGCCCCGCCAAGCAGTTCGAGGAAGGCTACACGCCTGTCGTGACATGACCTGGACGAACCTTATTTTCGCGGTCGGCGGTGGCATCCTCGCGGTGTTCCTCGTCTGGCTTTCCATCGTCACCACACCGAGGGACTGGCCATGATAAAAGCCATGACAACCGGCCCGGACGGCAAGAAACTCTTGGTCCTCGGCTTCTCGTTCGGAAACCTGGATCGTCTCCGCGCGCAACCCTGTGACACCTACATCAAGATCGACGGTAACGAAATCGGGCTGCCTTGCGACATCATGATAATCTCGGGCGAAACCGAGGCGCACATGGCGTCGATCCTGCCGCTCGACTCACGGACCAAAGTCACGACGAGTGATCGGCTGAAAAACTGACAAGGAGCCAACACCATGACCGAACCTCTGCACGACGGTCTACCCGTCCACGGCTATCGCGCCCAACCAACAGCGGCGATTGATCTCGTCAACGCCAACAAGCAGCTTGAGGAAGAAACCCTCCGCGCGCTGGACAGTCTGGCGATGTCGCCGGAGATCGACAAACGGATGCTCGCTATCGGCCGCACGCAACTTGAGACGGCCTGGATGTGGATCAACCGCTCGATCTTTAAGCCATCGCGAGCCAGACTTCCTGGCGACCCAACCTGAAAGGACACACCATGATTTGCAGGGCCTATCCCCTAAATGGTTGCTCTCACCCACAATTCTGCGAGGATCAATGCAAAGGTCACCCGACAGTAATCGACCGCGAGACCATGGATGCACTATTCGCCAAGGTCGAGCGCGACAATCGCTGGCTTCGTGAACAAACTCGCGCTGATCCCGGACTGCTGAACGAACCAATGACAATCTGAAAAGGACAACACCATGACCGATCTCTCTCGCCGTGCCGCGTTTCGCTCGACTACCGCGCTTGTCGCCGTGCCGTTCGCTTTGGCGGCGTGCTCCAACTTCGCCACTACCGCCGGAGCCGCCGCTGGTTCCGCCGCCGTGACCAAGGCCGTTGCCTACGTGCAGGCCGGTGTATCGAGCCTCAACGCGGTTCTGGTCGCGTTCGGGGCTAATATCCCGGCCACCGTCAGCGCGGCTATGACCGATCTCGAAAATGTCGCGACTCAGGTCGGTGCCTCGGTCACCTCTGGGCTTTCGACGGTAACGACCGGAACCACGCTCGCGACGGTCGAGAAATTCGGCACCATCGCCGTCGATGCCGTTGTAGCCGGGCTGTCCGTTTTACCGGGCGGCGGGACGATCACGGCGGCGATCAACATCGCCAAGGATGTTGGGGCGCTCTGGCCCGCCGTGACGGCGCTGGCGAACACGATTATCTCTCCGGCCACGGTCGCGGTTCCGGTTGCCGCGGCGGCGAACCCGGCTCTGGGGCGGTTGAAGCTGGTGATGTAAGGGAAAATTCGATGGCCGTAATCTCCGTCATCCGCAGCACCGGCCTGTTGATGCAGGCCGATGTCGCCGCGTTCTGTTCGGCGTGTCAGAAAGCCCTGGACCAGCACTTCGGGCTGGCCTGGGGCGTGACGGCAACCATTGTCCCCATCGAACCCGGCGAGGTCATCCCGGCGGGATCATGGCAGGTGCATCTGGTCAACAACTCGACCGAGGCATCAGCCCTCGGATTTCACGATGCGAGCGGTCCCGGTGCATCGCCAGAGGCATTCGTCGCCGTCGAGGATGATCAGAAGGACGGGACCTCGTGGCAGGTTACGGCCAGCCACGAAATCTGGGAAATGCTAGCAGACCCGTATATTACCGGCGTGGTCCAGATGACGAACGGTGCTGGCGTCTCCTACACAATCGCCATGGAATGCGCCGACGCCTGCGAAGACGATCAATTCGCCTTCGAGATTGACGGCATCAAGATCAGCGCCTTCATGACGCGGGCCTGGTTCGATCCAAAGGGTGTCGCACCGTTCACCTATCCTGCGATCCTCGCGATCAATGCGCCGTTCACGCAAGCGGACGGCGGCTACATCAGCAAGCGACGGTTGCCGGATGGTCAATGGACCCAGGACTTCGCGGCGCGGATGGGGCCGCGATGCAGACCGAAGGCGGCGAGTTCAAGAACGATGCGCCGGTTCAATGCCCTGTAGCGTCTGCGGGAAAGAAGTTACCTGCATCCGGCACGAATACCGTGTCGGTGTCATACGGCATCCCGAATCGCCTCCGACTTGGACCGTAATCGCGCCGGTCTATTATAAATCCAGTCCGGACGGTCGGCACATGATCGCGGGATTTTGCGATGCAATTTGTGCCAGCCGCTTCAACGCCTGACCTGTCGGCTTCGGTCAGCGGCCGAGCGGGTGGTCAGGTGAATTTATCGTCTGGCGGCATTTGATCGTAAGCCGCGAATTTTCCGGTGACGCGCCCGCACGTCGCGCATTTGTATCCGATCCATACCATTCCGTTCTTGTCGGTCGCGGCGACCACGAATCCGCGTTGAGGGACTAGCCAGTGCTTTAGTTTGTGGAGCATCACTCCCGCTCCCCGGTCGCTGGTTCTGGATTTGGCAACATAGGAACGCCAAGCTGACTCAATATGATCGAACTGTGGCCTACCTTTCGCGCCCATTTCATTAACCAAAATAAAAAATTATCAATGTTGATAGCTGTGCCCATGGCGCCGCATTGTGCAAGCACGTTGCCGATCTCTATGACGGCGTGTGACCCAACAGGAACGAAAGCTGTTCGCCCAATTTCGCCCGGAGCATATCCGATCGACGCTAAAAATGGGATGCCCTGATCCTGGCATTTTTTGCAAAGAAGTAAGAGGGTTGGAGCAATTTCATCGTCATAGAATTTCTCGTTATTTTCCATCCCCGCCTCCCTTGGCCGCGAGCGCGGCGCGGAGCTTTTTAACAAAAGCTTCTATTGGCATTTTTCCAAAGTTGTCCGCGACGATCTTTGCCGCCGCCTCGATTGCCCGCAGCCGTTCGATCTCGGCCATCGGAGTATTTCGGGCCGCAGCCTCTGTAGCGACCACGATACCTGACCTACCACACGTCCTACATCGGCCGTCCGATCTATCACTCATTAGTGATCTCCCTGATCTCGACGGGGACGATTTTACCGGACTTACTCCGCCAGTAGAGTGAAAGGCGTCGTATTTCGTCCCACCTTAATCTGGTCTGAGTGTGATCTTCGTCTATGGTAATGGTGAGGATTTCACCATCCACCTTCGCGGCCCAGGCACGCACGGGTGTATTTTCACCGGCCATCTGGTTTCTCCAGGAAAGCGGCATTCATGATTTTATTTCGATGGACTCTGGCTCCATCGTTAGGAGAAAGTAATACCCACTCAACCGCCAGTTCTCGGAATAACCGCTCCTTCTCCTTCGTCCACACCGGCGGCTCCTCCAGCTTCCCCACGCGATTCGCGATGTCCAGCGCCCAAGCGTTCTCCGGTTTGGCCATAAATTCGTCGATCGCCTCGGGTGAAACCATGAGATCAGTGTGGCCGGGAGCCTCGTTCATGATGCGATAGGCGATGATGTCGCCATATGAATCTCTACGCTGATGCTCCCAACGATATAGCTCAGGATCGACGGTTGTACTTGTGTTGTTGTCGCGGAATCGGAGTTTAGTTCTGGCCCCCGCTGGCACCGGGCACTTCACACCGCCCCGCCACTCGATCCACTCGTCATCCTCCGGCCCGGCTGCGATGCAATCGCCCTGGCCCTCGGGTTGTGGCATCTGACGTGTTGAAGAAAGAACTTCTTCAGCTTCTCCACGCGATGGATAAGCCTCGATATCGTCATCAATGAACGTATCGAGATTATTGAATCGCATCACGTTCCCGTTGCGAAGGTGATTAGTGTAAGCAGGCGCCGCTCCGAGAATACGAAGACGGCGGTATCGGCGGGCATCCAGCGCCGCCTGTACCCGATCTGCGCCGGGCTCCGGCGTCAGGACAACGATGGCTTCGTGCACCAGCGGATCGTGCGTGAAGTAAAATGTCGTTTCCAGGTATTTGATCGCCTCGTCTCTTGTCATGGTCATGGCGTCGGTTTCCTTCGCTTCCCAGGCCGGGCAACTCTCTCCCTGATCCGCGCGGACATGATGCTGCCCGGCCCACTCCGGCACGTCATGGTTCCGGAGCCTCCCGGGCACGCACAGCGTCGGTTTCTCTGGCCGCTCCGGCGTGGCAAAGGCGACGCAGGTTTCACAATTATGGGTCATGGTGTGACCGGGCATTACCATATCCTCCCGGTCGCGATCATGTGCATCACGAGCCACGTCGCGCCCGCGCCAAGCAGGTTCAGGACGATGACCGTTCCGAACAAGGGCCACCAACTCGGTCGCGGGTTGTCGTCAGTTTCGTAGGCGTGCCGGTCGGTCAGGTCGTGGTTGAGGTCGTCGTCGCGGGTTTGGGGGATCATGACATTTCCTCCGGGTTCGCAACACGAAAACTGTAGTCGATAACAAGCTCTACGGGATATTCGTGGTCGCATCCCCTGCATTGAATCGTCCATTTCGATCCATCGGTTGCATGTGCGGGAGCATTATCAGTCCACCAAATATGAGAATCGCCGCACTTCGGACAGCGCGGATAATCCTTGGCGGTTGCCCAACCGTCGCGGCTTACTTCCTCGACAAACTCTTTCGCGGCGCGCTGGCAGGTGGGCTTGTGACCCTGCCACCATTCCTGGCTACAATCCGCGCATAGATGCGTTACCATCACGTCTCCTTACAATGAAATTCCCTCGGCCCAACGATGCAGCACGCCTTCGGCCCGTCCGGTGTCTGCTCGATCCGCACGTCGCGGGCCGGACAGACGTAGAGCGCGGCGGCGAGGATAAGCGAGATCATGGCTTCCGCATCCTCGCCAGCGCCCGCGTCAGGTCCATGCTTGCACGCCGAAGCGCGCCGTTTTCCACAGGCGTCGGATTGGTGAACGTGTCACCATTCGATTCGTAGGTCGATTGGGCGACATCCCAGGCAGCAAGACGCAATAGAAACTGCTCAGCGGCCACGCGGGCGGCTTCGATGGCGGAAGAGTTCATCACACCACCCCACACAGCGCCCTGGCCCGTTTCCAGGCTCGATCCGCCTCACCCGCCGCCGATGGTCCTGCTCCGATCTGATACGCCGTCAGCACCGCGCTCATCGCCGCATTGGGGATCGGGGTGTCGAGAGGGATGCGGTGTTGGCGGCATTTGTTGGCGAACGCCATGGCTTCCTCGGCGGCACGGTTGCCGTGGATGGTGTCGTAGAAGGCTTCGATCGCGCGGGGGGATTGGATCAGGGGCATCGTTGGGTCCTCAGAACGGGATTTCGATTGCACGGATGCGGTGGTATTCAGCGACCACGGCGGGTCGGTAAGCCTTGATCGCGAAGGAATAGGTCCGGCAGGAATCATTTCGTATCGCATCCACGATATCGGGCATGACGGTCATCACGGCCTGGTCGAGGGCGTGGGTGTCGATCATGTCAGTAGGCATAGGGCCTCTCCCAGATTTCCAGCGGTTCCGCCGCACATACAATGTATTCATGAAGCCATCTGAACCGTCCCAGTACGGCCTTGGTTTCGTTGCGTAGCGGTCATCATTATACCAGCAGATTATGAGTTTGCCGTTGCGAATAGCCAAAAATTCTTGCCTGGAATGGAACTTATCTCCTTTCTCTTTCGGGGCATTTTCGATATCGGTGCGCCAGATCATCGTCCCGCCTCCGTTGTGCCGGATGAAATAGATGCGTCGTCTCGAAACGGCGCGAACCCAACAAGCCGCCCATGAACAGTCAGAACCCGCTTGTCAAAACTGTCGCTGAATTCGATGGAAAAGCAGGGTATCTCGTAGCCGAACAGCATCAGCGGCTTCAGCCTGTCCTGACCCATGAATACGGGGTGGAGCATAACCGAATTTCCGCGATCAATGCACCGCTTCAACACCGGGCCGCGATCCTGGACTGACACCAAATAAACTTCGCGATCAACGATTTCAGTTTGTGCGCCGTCGATCACGACTTGTATGTTGGGAAAGTTGTGACCTCCATCCGCCAGTCGCATCGCGCCGGACAATTCGGTTATGATGGGTAGATCAATTAACGGTGTCACTTCGTTGCCTCCTTCCGCAAATCCTCTCGCACCATGATCCGGCACGCGATAGCCCGTTCCTCCAGCCGTGCGGCGGCGAGCGAGCCTGGAGCGCAAGCCCTGGACATGGCCAGGAGGCGGTCGATGCGGGGTTGGGTGTCGCAGGGGATCGTCATGGCCGCACCTCAATCGCGACGCCGAGATTACCAGCATCGACGGAAACATAAATTATTCTTGCGGTGGCATGCCCATTACGGCGCAAGTCGCCCTCCATGTCTTCCAGCAAATCGGTAATAGCCATTTCGGCGAGGCGAACGATCTGGTCGATCGTCAGGGTGTCAGGGGTGTCAGGCATCAAAACACCCTCCCCATCGCTTCTGCCTGGTCGATGCAATCCTGCAACTGGTCCTTCGCGAACAGGCCGATGACACCATGCGGAATTTCAGTTCCCGCGATCATGGCCTCGTGTGTGTCTTTGATCTGATCTGGCCGAACATGGTCGTAGCCGAATTCACGGAGGGACTGGGCTATGGCGGCGTAGATGTCGGCGCGGGTGGTCGGGCGTGGCATCAGGGCATATCCTCTTGCTCGGCGGGGCTGTTCAGGTCAGCGAATTTCCGGTTGCAATCGTCGCAGCGGATAGGGACGGCGGTCATCGTCAATCTCCCGTCGCCTTGGTCTCGCTCCCAAAAAACTCCACCCGGAACGGCGCATTGCCGCACATCTCCCCGGCTCGGGCGCACGCAGCCAGGTGAAACTCCGCGATCTCGCCAGCCGAGAATTTCTTGCGCCGCAGCATCGCATCATCGCAACGGGTATGTTCGTCGGTCAGTTCGATGATCGCCAGCGCCATGCGCCTGACGATATCGTTGCGGTGCGTTGTCTTATAATTGGTGATCCATTGGTCGGCGGCGGCGATGGCTTCAGGCCAGGTCTGTACGTAGATATGCGTAGCGCCTTCCGTGCCGCCGATACCGTCCGGGTAGAGACCAACGGATACCACATTTCTCGGGTCCTGCTGATTCCACTTGCCACGCTCCCACAATCCGAACCCCACATGAGCATCGTCTCCGAGCCGCTTCCGCAACGCGATCTGGAACGTCATGAGGTCCTGGGCGGTCATGGAGTCGGCGGCTTTGGTCATGTCGAGCGTGATCATGTTCGTCTCCGGTGCGATGAGGTGTCAGCACGAACACGAAAAGTATTTCGGATGTTCGCCATCCAATTTCCGGCCGATCACAACCTCGACGTGACGCCAGAATTCATCTGGGATTTCACCGTGAGCGTCCTGGCCATCGAAGTGCAGATATTCTTCATTGTAGTCCGAAACTGCCAACCCAAGCACCTCTTCATAAGAGGGACAATCCGATGTGGCGCAAAAGTGCCGCAGCCAGGCCTCCGATTCCAATTTCGAGGCTGGCGGCGCATAAACCGTCGCGCTATCCTCAAACGCTGGATGAGACCACCGATGTGATAACGCCGTGATCGTGCGCGGGTACAGATAGGCCCAGAACCGTTCGCCAGGATTAGCGTGGGTGGCCAGGAACGGGTCTACGATGGCTACCGACGGCGCGAGCGGGGAGACGACCGTATCCCCATATTCCACAGGCTCGGCGTCTACAAGGCCGACATGCTGGCCCGGGAACACCTGAACCGGCGCGCGGGCGGAGAAAACCGCGACATGCACGGCATCGCGACCACCAGCATCATCAGGAAGTAAGCCGCCCATGGTCGCTACTGCATCCTTGCTCATCATCTCTCTCCATCTTGCCCAAAAAGGCCGGACCCGAAGGCCCGGCAGTTTGGGAGGAAACGTCCAAGCAGCCCAGAGGGGCGGCTCGGGGAGGGAACGTAGGGGAAGGCGCGGAGGGATGCAAGAACTTTTTACGATTTCCTCCGAGAAAAGTGCGATTGATAGATTGACATCCGCGCCGATACCCGCTAGAACCGCGTCATGAGCCTGAAAACCATCATTGAGGCCCAAGGCCGTAAGCAGTCCTGGATCGCCAGAGAAATCGGCATCTCGGAAGACGCACTCTCACGAATTGTGCTTGGAAAACAGAAACTCCCCTTGGATAAGGCCGAGCCGTTAGCCACGGTCCTTGGCATATCCGTTATCGAGTTGATCCGGGCAATTCCAACTCAGGAGCCCGCGTGATGCGATCCGCAGAAATGTCCGTTTCGTGCGACGGAATTGATTGCGAAAACACGATCCTGGTGCCGTTGACCCATCTTGGCGGCGGCGGATGGGATGCCCGCAATGTGAAAGGCTATCTCAAGCGCAACCATTGGAGCGTCGAGGGCGGCAAGGATTTCTGTGAGGAGTGCGAACAGGATTCTTTGGACGCCATCGCGGGTGAGCCCACACCACCGGAGTCCACATAATGGACAACGCCGACCAACTCGCCGTCGTCATTAAAGCCGAAGCCGTCCGCAAGGGCGCGACTGAAGCAACGTGCGCCGCGCTATATGCCGTGGCGATCGGGCTGGCCGTGTCCAGGGATGCGGATTACTGGCGGCCGATCAATATTGCCTTAATGGATGCGTTCGGAGAAGCGGGTCACAGGCGCACGAAGGCTCTGGCATGGGAGATTCACAATAATGCAGCCGTGGCGCTGGCTAACACCCGCGAGCCAGTGTCAGGGCGGGGAGAGGGGTGATGATTCAACCGGATGCCATCGACGATGCCACTCTTGAATATGCCGCCCGGCAGATCGAAGAAACCAACTTGTCGGACCTGCGAGGCGTGGGCGCGAAACGTAAGCGCGATCGGGAAGATGCCAATCTCCGGTTCCAGGTTCGGAAAGAACTGCGGGCCGAACTGGCCGCGCACCTACGAGCCATGATGAATCGCCCGGAACTGAGCGCGATTTCGACATTGAGTTGGCTGGCAACGCTGAAGCCAGAAGACAAATATGGCCACATCCATTATCTAAAAGATGCGTGGCCGCTTGCCTGGAAGGGTTGGCTCAACGTCATCGCGGAACTTTGTTGTAACAGCAATTCGATTCCTCCTGAGATTTCCTATCGGATCGAACTGACGGAGAAGGGTCGGAAAGTTTTGGAGAACGCCATCGCCCGCGAGGCCGCGCCACCGGGGGCGCCATGACAGTCCTCGTCAAACATTGGCAACCCACATCTTTGGCCGCGATCTTCGATGCGATCCAGGCTGAAGCGTTTTGCAATCGGGCCATTCGCGAAGCGACTGTTCCGGACATGATCGAAATGGCGGCATTCCGGGGTGGCTTACCAATTATCGCGTGTCTGTCCGCGAAGCCTCATATTGATGATCAATCTCCGCGGTACGTCGCACTATGGATAATGCGGTCGATAGGCCACCGGATAGGGGTTTCCAAAACTCGCCCCGCTGATCTTTATCGGGACACGCACCCACGCCCACGGAACCGCGTCGAATATGAGGCTGTGCAGGGCGAAATCGCGTTGCTCGACACTCAGGCACTTCATTGGCTGCTTCCCGGCGATGGTGTTTTCGCGGCGGTTGGATTCGAGACTGATATAATGCCGACGATTGAAGAGGTCGAGGCGCGGTTTGCGATGCTTGGAGAGGCGCCATAATGGAAGCGAACGAAATCGAGCGCGCTATCGGCGTCAGTCATGGCTACGTCCACGCGATAGCCATGATCAAACATCAAATCGGTGTGATGCGGTATTTCCCGATTCCTCCTCGCCATAAACGGCGCAGGATCGCGCGCGAGGCCAAGATCAAACCGTTACAGATCATTCAGGAACGGCTGGAAGGCGATCTGCGGCGATTGCAGGCCGCGATGAAGTCTACGTGAACCTCAACCCCAAAGCCCGGCGTTCCTCCCCGCCGTGGCTCGCCGGCCCCGCGCGCTCCCCTCACCCAGACGCAGGCGCGCGGGGCTGGCATTTATGAAAGGAAGTGAGTGATGTCGCAGCTTCCAAAAGACCGCATAATCAAAATCGAGTTTGAGTTCTTGTTGCCGGTGAGTGCGACACAGGACGAAATCGCGGAATGGGTGTCGTTTGAAACCGGCTCTGGTTCAATGTCATGCGCCAACCCTCTCTGCGATAATGAACTGGAATTTTGGGGCAAACGCCCGGTTTTGACAGATACATATCTGCAAGGCCGCACTATTGAATCCAACCGCCGTCAAATTCCTGTAGGCATTACAACCGTCGATGTTCAGTACATCCGGGAGCCCGTTATCTCTTAACCCAGGCGCAACGTGCGCCATAACGAAGGACCCAACCAATGTCTGACGAGCCAAGCGACTGGCTAACAACCGACAAACCAACCGACTGGATTATCTGTGGCCGCAATATCGGCACGGCAACCGGATGGGACCAGGCCGATACATGGATCATGCAGATTTACAATCTGGTGCCGCACCCAAATTACAAAGGCCCAGTGAGTGAATGTATCAGCATCGACTTTGAGAGCGGATTTTTGGAAACTTACAACGAAAGCGGTGATCTGATCGAAAGATGCGATCTTCTATCATCCATCGCTGACTGCCCGATCGAACGAACCACAGACAAGGAGTTAACGTCATGACCGAATCGCACCTTCTGTTCCACACCAAAGTCCGCCTCCAGGACTCCCCGCTCGGCCTCCCCACGGTAATGCCAGAGCATGAAGCCGCCATCGTCAAGGCCCGAGGCATCCTGGAGGCCGCTGGGCTCACGCTGGATCGTTCGGATCATCCCGCCGCCGAACAGCCCGTGGTGCGGGTCAGAGCGCCGCGAAAGATGCGGGGGAATGGGGCGGCTCCGGCAAATGCGGAGACCGAGGCGAACAAGTTGGCCGAAGCGTTGGCGTTGACGCCATGAGTGATGCAACAGAAACGGCCTGTCCTGATAGGATGCGGAAGGATAATCTATTGAGCGATGCGCTAGGTGATATCAGTGCAGCCTTTGACGCGGGCTCGCGAGGAGATTGGCTACGTGCTGACATCCTCCTTAAACTTGCTCTCGATGAAATCGCCGATGCGGGAGTGCTGCCATGACTGACACACCCGGCCCCGGTCACAATACCGGCGGCATCGACGCCAGCCGCCTCCGTTCATTGGTCGAAAGACTGGAACGCCTGGCCGAAGAACGCAAGGCGTTGGGCGAGGATTTCAAGGACGTGATGCTGGAGACCAAGAGCGCCGGGTTCAACCCAAAAGCGATCCGCGTCCTGCTTCGTAATCGTGCCCAGGACAAGGCCAAGGCCGAGGCGTTGCAAAGCGATGTGGATATTTATGAACATGCGTTGGGGGATTGAGGGATGACACATCCTAGCGCCAGAACTTTTCTTGCCGATCGCGACACGCGACCACCAGAACGCGCCGCGCGGTGGTGGAAGGCACTCCATATGTTGGAAGACTTGCGCCACGACCGTAATCGTCAGGCCCGCGATCTGGCCAGACTGGACCGGGAAATCGCGGCCAAGGAGATTGAGTTGACCGCGCTGGTGTTGAAGGATTGAGCATGACCCGCACCCTCCCCTTGACCCCGGCAACCATCGAGATCAACGGTTCCGTCTACCGTGCCGACGCCACGATCTGGGCCGGGTTCCGGTGGCCGTCTGCCATAGTGAGTCATGACGCAACCATGCTTAGTGTTGGATGGTATCATATTGACGACATGGCGGGCGCAAATTGTATCTATTGTATTCGGCCACGGGAAAAGTATGCCGGTTATCGATTCGTGAAGGCGCGGAACGGGAACTGGGTGTTGCG